TTTAGTTGCGTCAATGGCAGCAGAAGTATTAATATCTGCGTTTACAATTGTATCGTTTGCAATCTTAGCTGAAGTAACAGCACTATCATTAATCTTTGCTGTAGTAATTTGAGAGTCTGCAATATGTGCAGTATCAATTGAACCATCTACATAATGCTCACTATCTATACTATCATCTGCAATCTTAGCATTTGTTACAGCATCTGCTGCTAATTTAGCTGTTGTTACACTTCCATCTGCTAGTGTAGCTGTCGCAACAACACCATCAGGAATTGATCTGTTTGTTGCTGATAGTGCAGCAAGATAAACTGTTATAGATTCGTTTTGTAAATTTCCAGAATCCCATGTAATAGTAACAGTTGTGTTTGTAGAAAATGTTGAACTAGCAATTGTTCCATAAATTGTACCAGTAGATGAACCCACTGCTTTTACTCTACGATTAGCATGATAGATAGAAGTTACATCTACTCCTGCTACTGTAAAACTTGTAGCACTTGCATAAGCAATAGTAAAAGATGCATCACCATCACCATAAATAACCCATTGGCTATCATTATACCATTCTCTTATATCTTTTAATAAACCTCTAAATGCATCATTAATATTAGAAGGTAACATACCTTCTGCAATACTAATTCCACCTACTGAAGTATTACTTGCTGCTGTTGTTGAATAATCTTTTATACCTGCCATATTAATTCATGAACCATGTAAAAACTTTATCAGTTTCTACGTTGTTTTTGTTTATTAAACTATTAACAGATTCTTCTAACTGTCTTTGGAAAAACTCTTGTGTTTCAAAAGAATATCTTACGTTATCGATATCTCTTTCAGTTACATCTGCCATTATCTTAATCCTGCTTTACTTGCTATTATATCAATACCTTGCGCATGAGTAAACAAAGTGCCAGAAGGTACTTTAACATTAGCTCTAAAATATCTACCAGATTGACGAACTGGATTAATACCTGAATTATTCATTGATACTGAACTAGATTCAACTGGTGTATCAGCTAATCTATCTCTTGTTTTAATTGTTACTGTTGCTTGTGCATCTACAATAGGTCTAACTTGTTGTATATTTGCTCTAAAATTAGGAAATGGCTCAAATTCTGTAGTTTCTAATTCTATTTGATTTTGTGTACCAGAATAAATTGCTGCTTTATAATTAATATCTATTGCACCAAGATACAATTGTCCACCAGACCAAAAATCAGTATCTAAAGCAATATTAATATTCTCTAAGTTTTGAGAAATAATATCCATTAATTCAACTGTATATGCACCCACAAATTGTGAAAATATAAATGATGCATTAGATTCAGCTAATGACCATTTTTGTGTTGCATAATTATAAATTAAAAGTCTATCACATATACCAGTTGTATTACTATCATTTTGTACAGATGGATATAACCATAAAGCTAATTGATTAAATGGATCAACTGCTGCGCATATTCTATCACTAAATGCTTTATTTAAATCAGCATCAAAAAATCTATTTACTTTTTCTGCACCAATAGGAATAATACTATCTCCATTAATTTCAAAGAAACCATCATCTGCATAAAAGAATACTTGTCTATTATCTTGGCAAACAGTTTTACCATATACTGAACCTCTATTAGGTGAAATAACTGAAAATCTAAATACTGTTGCTCCACCAACAAAATCCATACGAACTATTTGATTTTGTCTAAATACATATCCAACTTCACCTGAAGTTATTGCTACAATTTCTCCACCTGATCCAGGTAAGTCTTGTTGATCTGCTAATTTTTTACCAGCACTCCAAGTTGTAATATCATTAATACCAGACCATTGTACTCTGTTTTGATTTGCTGATTGATTACCTGTAACTAAAAAATCTCTAATGACTCCAGATGTTTTAAAGTTTGGTGGAGTTCCGTCTGTTGCAATTGAAGATAAATCTGCAAAGTTAGTTGATGTACCCATTAAAAAATATTGAGGTGCATCTATACCATTACTTGCAATAATATAATTTCCAAATTGTGAAAATGTCCAATAGTCTGTATTGCCACCAGTTAAAGATCCTTTTCTAGATGTAAAAGTTCCTCCATCTAATTGATATAAATCAGTATTTGTTGCAACAAAGTTATATACGTTTCCTGCATTATCTCTAAATGAACCACCACCTCTGCAATCAGCTCCAATATTATTAGTAGAGTAATTAACAAGAGAAGGAAATCTTTTATAAGACTTAGCAGCATGATAAACATTTGTAGCTACATTTGCTCCAGGATTATTATGTTTGGGTTGATCTGGTAACCATTCTCCAAAAGGAACTTGCATAGTTACCTCGATGATTTTCTACGATAGAATGATAAATCTGTACCAACGTCTGTTCTTTGAACAGTAGGTGATGCGCCATATGAGTCTGTTCTATCATTGTTCTCACATCTTTCCATAGCTGCTTGATACATTCCTAACCATTGTTGTTGTTGGCCAGGCTCGATACCACCCAAGAAATTAGATGCATGATACAAACTACCATAAAGATAAATAGCAGGATGGTTTGCAAGAATATAGTTAGAAGCATTTGATGCAGAGAGAGCAGGAAATGCTTTATAGTATTGAAGGTAACCTGTATACGAAATGTCAGGCGATGGAGCAAATCTAAAACTTTCTGTACCATTATCTGATTCTATTGTATAAACTCTAGGTAGTCCAGTCGTACTTGCGCCTTTTATTTTAAATAAGTTAGCTGGTGATATATATTCTAAATGATATTTTGTATCTCCAGATAAAATATAAAATGATCGTGCAGCAATAAATCCAGTTGGTAATTCTATTGTTTCAGCATTGATTGTAATAGGATCAATCTGTTCCATTTGTCTAATTCTTAATTTTGCATTAAAGTCAGCTTCACAAAGAGTAATAAAATCTCCAGATATTTCTGTAGTTAAATCAGATCTGTTTAACCAGTTTGCAATTGATGATTGTAATTCTGTATATGTTGTTAATGCCATTAAAATTTTCCTGATGCAGTTCTAAAATATCTATAGTCACTGCTATTAAGTTTTTCTTTTAAAATTTTTTTTCTTACTTCGTCTGGCAAACCAAACCAATTGTTTGTGCCATTGTATTCTTTTGCCCAAAGCGTTAAAACAAGCGTAGGAACACTAGCAACTCGTTTCATGTCTTTGCCTACATTGTAACCAGAATCGCCTTTATTATATAACTCTTTATTTTTTTTTAAGACTTTGTCTGTATTTTGAGATTGTTTGACAGTAAGTTTACCATCAGATTCAAAATAGTATTTAGTACCATCTGGATCTACTGATCTTAAAATACTCATTACTCACTTAATTCAGTTATATAAACATTTGCAGTTCCAATAGCTGCTAATTTTTCTCCTTCAGATACTTTAAAATACTCAACATCATCTGCTGGTATATAAATATTTGAAGTTGTTGCAGTTGGATTTACACCTATTTCTACATGAACATCAGCATCAGTTATTATTCTAACGTATTCAATGTTAGCACCAAAAACTGCTGTTTGTGATGATGTTCCAGTAGATGCAAGTTTTAATGTTCTTACTGGCCTCATACCTATATGCATATTTTTTCTCCTATAAGTTAAATGATGGGGGAAATTAATCCCCCACCAAAGTATTGTACTACGAAGTAGTTAAGTCGTAAACTCCACCAGATGCAGCTTCATTTCTAGAGATTAGTGTGAACTCGACAAGCATTTGTCTTTTCTCACTGTCACCAGTTTTTGATAGCTCATGCATAGTGAAATCTCTCAAGAATCCGATAGACCAGTAGTCCATGTCTAGGACATGAGCATCTCTATCTCTTGAGAATCTGTTAGGTACAACTTCTAAGTCACCAAAATCAGAAGAATATACATCGATTGAAGTATATAAAGTTTTATCTTCTGAAGCATCGAACCTAGTTGATCCACCAGTAAAACCAGAAATTTTCTGTTTATTGAATGGGCCTACCATGATTACAGATGGGTTACCACCTGCGTTCCATACGTTTTTGATAACAGTTTTCAAGTTAGCTTCTGTTAAAGCTTCTGGAGTACCATCAGTTCTAGCAGTATTACCTAAACCACCTGAAGCACCATCTGATGCAAATACATCGTTTGATGCAATCCAAGAGTTGATAGAACCAAAAGTTCTAGCAGTACTAGCGTCACCAGCAGCTTCTGCTTGGTTTGCTAATAAAGTAGCTTCCATATCTCTTTTTAACTCTTTAGATTTTTTAGCAATTTGGTATGCTAATTCTGATGCTCTACCAGCTTTATCTACAGCTTCTTGAGTACCAGTTATAACCACAGTTTTATCCATGATTTGAGTTGTGTTTGACAATCTTGAAGTTGCAGAAACTGCATCTAAAGTTGCTTCGTCACCTTCGACTACAGCATTGTTTGTTGCAGCAGCAGCTAAACTATCAGTTTGCCATTCGTGCAAAGTGTTTCTTACAGCTTCTCTACCTGCTGATGACATAAACGGAGTATCAGTCGGAGAGATAGAGTAGATAACATCTTGCAAATCTTCTCTGATACCTACAGCATCGTAAGTATCAAAAGTGTTTGTTGGTTGTGCCATGTTTGTTTTCCTCTAAGGTTATTTAGTTATCATACCTAAGATTGCAGAATGGGCATCTTCAAGACGACCAGATTTCTTCAACTTAGATATTTTGTTCCTTACTTCACTACGCTTAGAGTTTTCTGTTTTAACAACACCAGGTTTAATCACTTTAGGTGCGTTTGCTACTTTTTTTTGCACAATAGGTTTAGAATTTCTTAAACCTTTGTAAGCCATAGCATCCTTAATAACCATTAACATTCTATGATCTGCTAATGTTCCAATCTCCTGATCTGAAAAACCATATGATTTTAAAGTAGATTTAACTCCACTTTTAAAAGTTTCTGATTTATTTGGATCAGAAAATTCAGGGATACGCTCCTGCGCTAATCTTCTTTGTTCAGATAGATACTGATTATATTGTGATTGTGTAGCTTCTCTTGCTCTGGCTTTAGCTTGATTGATCTTTTCTTGTTGCTGTCTAAACTGAAAATCTAGTTTAGCAGCTTGAGTAGGATCTTCATCATAAAGTCTTTGCATTTCTGCTGGGTCTATCTGTTGTCTGGTTAAAGATTCAGCACCTGTTATTGCCTCATTTAACTCTCTAAGTTTCATGTCGTATTGTTGTCTAAGAACATTTCTTTCTTCATCGAATTGTTTTTTCTCCAAAGATAGAGAATGTGTCTTTTGACGATAGTCGGAATCTCTAGAATAACCTGCCTTTAGTTCATCAAGTGTAACCTCCATCTCTTGACCTTGTACTTTGACTTGGTGGAGATTTGGTTTCTCAATGGATTCTTCAGATACAGTTTCTTCAGTTACTTCCTGGTTTTCAGTAGCTTCGACTTCTGCTGGAGCTTCTTCAGACAAAGATTGGCTCTCTTGAGATGTAACCTGTTCCTCTACAGGTTCTACTGATGGTTCAGCATTAACTTCTGGAACTGATTGTCCTTCATCCTTTTTTGGCTCTTGTTGAGCTTCAGGTTGAGGATTCAGTAATCCTAGAATTTTATCTGCTGCACCTTTTACTGATTTATCAGTTGGTTGCATTATATGCTCCTTTTGTTAAACGCTTCTACTTTGTAGATTGGCGTGTTAGATTTTCTAGCTCTGAGGAAGCTAGCTTACCTGTTTCCATGACGCTAACAAGGTGGCCTTTTATTTTGTCTAGCATATTGTATGCCATCCAAAGTACTTGTCTTTGGTCGTGGTCATTGTAA